TGATTTTTTCTGCAAGTTAAGCGAACCATCTGAATTAATCATAAGTACAACATCATACCGACTAGAGGTATACACCTGAACTACTTCCGGTAGAACAGGGCAGTAATGTTCTTCAATTTTATATGTCGATGTAGTAATACCACTTGTTATTTCTTCACTATTAGTAAGTGTACCAATAGTTATGATAACATCTTCACCACATCTACGCACACACCATTCACCAGTTGCGGTAAAGCCTGTGAACGGACTAAATCCATCAAGGTAGCTCTGTGTAGCACACATCTGATTACCACCACCGCCGAGTAAGGTGTTAATAATCTGGTTCGCAATAATTCTATGTCCCGTTACGTTAGGGTGTACACAGTCGTTATTGAAATAGTTTTCATATCCAATCAAGTCAAACTGCCAATTTCTTGCGCCATAGATTACACCAGTTGCACACTGTTTATATGCATTGTTTACGTATGACATAGTTTGTCTAAACTTTTCATTAAGTAGATTGCAACGCATATTAAAGCCCATCCAGATTATTTTAGCGTTAGGTAATTTACTTCTTATATTACTGATAAGCGTATTGCAAGCTTCTCTAATTTCCTCAGCGTTGTAGTTGTTATTTACATCATTGAAGCCACCCATTACACACACGTAGTCAATAGGTGTTGTTCCGTTTTCTGTAACAAGGTCATTTAACTGGTCTGTAAATGTTTTACCAGTTCCACCAGCTTTTCTTAAGAAACCAGAACCCCCAACGCACTTATTCACACACCCCATACTAAGTCTACTGCAAACCACTTCTGGATACGCTTCTCCACTTGACACGCCATTTCCTGCTCCCCAACTGTCACCTATAAATCCAATAGTTTTACCTGTAAGCACTAAAAGCGACCCACTGTCAACAAAATTTTTAGTGCTTTCAACATCACTTTTCATTTCACCAATTTCAGTTTCGTTTTGAGTAATTCTACCGTCAAAACTATTTACAGTATTTTTATAATCTTCTACTTCTATTCTATACTGTTCAACCTGTGCATTATATGCTCCAGTAAGTGCCCAATATTCTGGGTTTTCATTTGGTGCGCCAACTGTCTGCGGAACAGGCATTTTGGAAGTGTAACTACTGCTAAGATATGTTACAACAGTTAACGCTTCATAATTTACATTTTCCAACCATTCATTTGTTCCGTTTGGGTTACTAAAAAATTTTGGTACATATCTAGCACCAACATACTGTCTTTCGCTCATATTATTGCCCTCCATTAATATAAAATAACTAAATGCCCATAATTCACATCTTTAATAATAGTATCCAGACCAGTTGTTTTAAATTCAAGCTCTTTCCAACTACTAGGTATATGATAAATAATATAACCAGAGTCTGAAATTTCTACAAATATCATTGTAGCTAAATATTTTTTAACAACTTCTTCAATATATGATGTGTCAAAGTTATCTATCCATTTCTTAACTTCTTCTAACTCTTTTTTAAGTTCTTCAATTTCATTAATAACAGATGTGTCTCCATTAACTATATCATCAAGATATTTATAAATCTTGCATAGTTGTTCGTAATAACTTAGACTATCGTCATATACAAGTGGCAGTACCTTATAGCACCACGATTTGAATAATTTCATATCACGCATTTTAATCACCATAATCCCATAAATAAATCAGAAAATTCATCAATAACCATCAAATCAATATTTAAAAATGTGTCTCTGAATTTGGTCAATAGACTACTAAAACTTTCTGTACCTTGTTTACCAGTTACATTTTCAATATAATCTTCTGTTGTGTTAATATCACTTGTGGTATTTTCTTCGCTTGTGCTATTATCTTTATTGCTAATATTGTTGACGTTAATTGTAGCGTTAGTAAGGTAAGTTTCATTTTCTAAATTGGTTATAGAACCCTGTGGGGTATCACTATACAATTCTTTTAAGTTCTCGTTTCTATTACTATCAGAGTTCGTTTTACCGTTTCTTTCTCCCTCACTTTTTTCGTTTTCTGTTCTGTTATGTGTTCTAGTTAAATTAGTATCATGCATTGGATTGAACTCAATTTTAGCACTTTCATAAAGCTGATTATAATAAGACATAATCTCTTCAAGCTTTGTATTAACCCAAAGTTTCCAGACACCTACTGTCTCTGCACCTATCTCTCTGAGGTAATAATGCTTAAGTATCTTACGGCACAATACCCCTCTGTATGCTTCGTCAAAGAATTCGCACTTTGTTGTAAAAATCTTATTCCAACTACTGGCAATAACATCATCCACACTAGCGAATCCCTCAGACTCATCCAATCCAGCTTCCTGTTCGCATATAAACCTAACTTCTGTAGTGTATTTACTCATCGTTTTCACCACCTTCAAGAGTGTCCTTACCTAATTCGTCAGCGTCAATAGACTGAAAATCTTCTCGGTAATTAACTTCAATGTTTGTACCAAACATTTTGTTAATTTTATCAGCCGCCATTCTGCGACAATCTAACCTTGAATATCTGCTGGCCACAGTTCCACCCTGATTTCTAGTAACCTCGTCTGTAATCAATCTTTCTTTTTTCTGAATATTAATGTTACTGATCCCAAGATAGGTTAATGCTTCATTCCATATCTGCGTTTTAAGCTGATAAAGTTTGTCACTGATATATGGTGCGTCTGTACTGATAGCCTTAAGTGCATTTAGGTCAAGGTTTTTATCACCAAAAATAAATGGTGTGTTACCATCAAACTCTTTATATAAGTTAATCAAAGTAAGCCTTTGTTTTTCTGTCCCCTGCACCAATACAGGAGTCTTTTGAGCGTTTACATTTACGTCAATTATCCTATCAATTAACCATAACCTTCTTGAAAACATTTCAACGTCTAATACAGAGTTAGTTCTAAGATAATTGTTCCAAACGATTACAGAGTTGTTAGACTTAAGCATTTTCTGATATGGATTATATATAGAGTACGCCCTCCTAATATAAGGCTCACCGTACACATCAAGTCTACCAGAAGTGATACAATCTAAGCATAAGTCACCTATAATCTCGTCATTAAAATATACAACGGAACCGTTTTTGAACAACTCTAATTCAATATACCTTCGATCAATAGTTGCCGGTAAATTTTTCCATTCGAACATTGATATAGATAATTCAGTCAACCGATTCACATATTGAATATAAGATTTATTATTGAGCATTAAACTCTCTTCAAATAGTGTTTTGTTTCTGCGTCTACTCAAATTATCACCTCCTTAAGGGCTATTGTCTAATGAATAATTACCAACCTCTGACCCGTTTTTCCAGTACGTGACACCGTTGTCGTGGATTCTACATATTTTATTAGCGTCGTCACTAGGAACACTGCCTGTTATAACACAGCCAACGGTTTTAACATAGTTCCAGTGCGGTCTACTATGCGTATTAGGCACCTTAACTCTTTTAACAGCATACCCAAAAACACTGAAAAAGTCGTCAATCATTTTAGCATATTCACCTGTAATATGTGCGTTACCAGCGAAGAAGTTTTGGTAATGCTGTGCAACGTTTATATTACCATTATTTATGTTTCCCTTGCAAATATCAGCTTGTATTGACGAGTTGTATGCGTCTAACATAACTTGCTGAACTTGATTTTGCAAACTATTCATACCCTGTGTAGCTTGAGAAGCACCCACTCCTGTGGCACCGGTGCTCCCTGACATTGCTCCAGCCAGAGTCATTGCAATACCACGGCTAGTCTGCATGACTGCACTTGCTGATTTCATGAAAGTCGGCACAACATTTTGAGATAACCACACCTTGTAGGCGTCAATATTCCAAGAACATTGGGGATAATTTTCCAGTGTAATTACTTCTGTGTGAAGTATGTCACTGTCTTTATAATTTGTCGGCCTGCAAGTGACTTTTACAGGCGGCGAAAATGTAGAATCTATTCGAACTCTTGGTAAGTTATCTGAGAAGAATTCATACCTAAGTTCAAGCGCCTGACCGCTTGCATTATCAATATGCAGAAAATAATAGGGGTATGTGTATAGTTTATTATTTTTTGGTTTATACCCCTCAAAGTTAGGGTTGTGATCGGATAATTCTGGTAACCTTAAGTCAAACCCAAACCCCTTTTCACCATACCCAAGTTCTTTGCCGCCGTCTGGGATTGGGCTAGCGTCGTCTCCTATTACTGTAAACACAGGTGCCATATACATCGTAACAATGCTATCTGGACTTTGGATAAACCTACTAACAAGGTCATTAATGCTGTCAACATCATCCGTGTTAAAAGCGTAATATGTGACACCGCCATACACACCATCATAGACATTACCCGTTGTAGCCTCCTGCCCTGCTTCAGACACGCCAACTATAACACACATAGGTTCTATAATACCACTTAAATATTCGTAATCATCCATCAAGTACTCACCCAATTCAACTGGCTCAGGTAAAATGTGTTCACCTATTCTATCAGTTGCCGTGTGTTCTCTTTCAACAAAAGATTGCCTTAAATTGAAATCAAATAACCACGTTTGTATTACATCAATTTCAAACGTTATTTCAGACGTTTCATTATTAATGTACTCAACGCTGGTAATAAAAGCGTAAAACCACTTGTTTCCAAAAGAACTATTCTGATACATCATATAGTTGCAGTCATACAGCTTATCAGCTAATATTCCAACTCTAGCCGTACCCCGGCCTTTTCTGATATAGCTGTAATTCGCAAGGTTATACTTTTCTAACCCTATGAAATAATTTGACTGATTAGATTTAGAACTAAAATACAACGTGTGGTTATATGTATTGTCTAATGGTACGTTTTTTAAAAGTCTTATATTTGTTCCCGGTTCAATATACATATTTTCACCTCTTTGTGGGCGGCGGCTATCACCGCCAACCCACTATAGAATAATGAAGAAAGTAGATAGTTAAGCGTCTTTAGTGAAGGTAAGTTCGGCACCAACCTCTGTAGGAGTGGTAGCCATTTTAATGGCGTTAGTACAAGTGTAGGTAGCTCCCATGCACTCAACCTGTAAGGTAATCGTGTCATTGGTATTCTGGCTAGCAGGCACAATGACAGCACCGTACGGGTGAACGGCGATAAGGTCTTCTGTAAGAGCCTCAGTCTGGATGAACCTAACATTACCGCCCACAACGGCAATAGTTTCATCATCCGGGCAAATAGTAAATACTGTAGCCCCTTCGCTGGTGTCCTTACCAGTTACCACAGCTGTGATTGTCGCAGGAGCCGCAACACTCTGACCGGAAGTAACAAATACGATAGCGTTACTAAACGGACTTGAAGAAATGGTTTTCCACACATGATAAAAGTAGTTCCAGTACAGACCGCTAGCCACATATTTTTCAGTGAATTTGTTATTATTGTCATAAACCTGGAACCATTCTTCATCTACGATAACAGCCTTTACATCAGCCATCAGATCAAGTTCATTGGCTGTCACCTCTTCAAGCCCGTCAGAGTTTTCTCTGATTACATTAAATCTGTCATTGTCAAAGCTAGTCCAATCATCAATCAGATGAAGCCTTCCCATGAAATCAGCTTTGTCCATATTGAACGCACTTGCCAGAACATCAACGTCATATTCTGCGTTATACATAGCGTCCATGAAAATAATCTGTCTGTCTTTTGGGGTAGTGTTCTTCACACCAGCACTATTGTAGTCGGACTTCATAAAGGTCAAAATGTTAGAATATCCTCTGAATGCTTTAGCCGCCTCAGTTGCGGTAGTTCCGTCACCAATAGAAACCGGGAACATATTACCATGTGATACAGCCTTAATAAGCAGATATTTAAAAAGAAGATACTCGTCGTATTCAGCCGCTGTATACACAGAATCTACAATCTTAGCGATAAGGTTTGAAACACCGTCAATGCTAAGAAATGCACGTTTTAAGTCTTCATCCTGAATTGTTACCGGGTACATAACTCGCCAGTTCATAGCGTGGAATGCAGACTTAACATCCGGGAAGGTTCTCTGGAATTCTCTGGCTTTTGCCTTTTCTGCGTCAAACTCTACCACGTTAGCGATGGATACAAAAATATCCTCCACGGTCTCACCAAACTCAAGATAACCCTTTTTAAGTGCTGAATAAGGGTTATTAAATGTCGCACTCTGAACTCGTACCAGTGCAATTCTGTTTACAAGTGCGTTCAGGAACTGGTTAGCGAACGCCGGGGTGCCATAGATAATCTCACCCACTCTCGGAATATCGCTGGACTGTGTTACCTCTGGCACAGAACTCTGATATTCATAGGTTGCATTCTGTCTAATAACATTTAAAATGTCAATGGTTGACGCATTAAGCGTACTTACTGCTACTCTTCTAGCCATATTATTTTTCCTCCTTTACTCGGTTTTAAATAAATCCTCAAATGTTTTTACTGTTTTTTCTTCGTGTTCTTCGTTGTTTTTAAACCCTTCTTCGAGTTCTTCTTCGGTGGGTCTTTCACCAAAGAATCTCTCTTTGTACTTCTTTCTCCAGCTTGCGTCATTATCTTCATACTTCTTTTTCCAGTCTTCTTCACTTTTTGTTTTGTTTTCGTAGTCGTTCAGAGTGTCGGTAATATCCTCTACAAATGCGATCGCTTCGTCACTTGTATCATCACCAAGTCTTCCCTGAACTGCGTCAAGAATTTCTGTGATTGTCCTTACAGCCATTGTTCCACCTCCTAATAAAAATAGTTTCTTCTGCTCATCATCCAAACAGGCAAACGTCTTGACCTGTAAAATGTGCCACCTCCGCCACCGCCTGCGCTTAAATATCTATACATCATTACCGCATTATTTAATGACTGATTTTCTGATAGATAGGTGTTACTTGTTATCCATGAGTTAATACTAGTGTCGTTTGCGTTTTCTTTGATGTATTCATAACATTGATTAGCTCTCTGTATACGTTCTTGTAATTCAGGTACACCCGGTATTTCCCAGCACCTCATAAATGCTTCTGTTAACATAGCGATGTCTGTAGACCGGCTGGAAAGAAAGGCTGATAAGCTGTTAATACCATGAAATTCTCCCTGCCAAAAGTCTTCTACTATAAGGTATTCAAGCTGACCGTTTCCGTCTGTGACTGAATAACCGTTGTCTGTTAGCCATTGTTCCAAAGAATCACGCCTGCCACCTGTCCATTGAAACAACCCAAACCTGCCACCGCCTACTTCATTTATACCCGGGTTTATACCTGACTCTCTCCAAGAGTTTCCACACAGCGCCGCAACAACATAAATGCTGTACCCATAACCACTTGCACCTTCACCATACCTGAATAACCTTGTAAAACTACGCTCATATGTCGGGTCACCGTTTGATGAGCCTATGCTGACCTGATTCTGTAGTGCGGCGTTTGATGTGTGTGCCCCCATGAATATCCCTTTTCCCATACCGCCCTGATAACACATTTCAGTGTGGCCAGAAATCCATCCAATATCACCAGCTTTATATTCACCGTCTGCGTCAACTTCTATGAATCCTAGTCTCAAAAGTTCTGCTATCATAGTTGAGGTGGTGAAAGCGTTGTGGTTTGGTGCATATTTTGGAGTGCTAAACCCGCCAGCTAATAAGGCGTAATTTATAAACGATGAACAGTCATAATACGTAATACCACCAACGGTCTGCTGGTTTCGGTATGTCTGGCTATACCCAACCCTTGAAGCGTTACAGGTTTGAATCGCCCATGTATACGCCTTGTTAATGTCCGGCATATCTAACCCTCATAATAGTAAGCGTCAAAACCTTTAGACTTTAACTTCTTCACCTGCGCTACGGCATTAGCTTTCTTAGAATACGCACCAGACTGAACCTTATAAAGACCGTCACTATCACGATAGATATAAACGGAGAATCCACTGGCATTAAGCTTTTTTCCAAGTGATTTTGCGTTTGCACTTTTTGAATATGCCCCGCATTGTACCTTATAAACGGCTCCACCACTACTGACCGAGCTTTCACTGGTTTTAAAGGTCTTTCCATCTGCGGCACAAATACCTTTTGCGATTGCTTTACCAAGTTTGTCTGTGTTTTTGTTAATCCATTTCGCAAGAGTCTTATCATCATGAAATTCACATTCTACATATACGCACAATGCGTCAGTGTGATTGATTTCATACAATCCGGTATTCACCTTAATACCATCGTCTTTTCCGGGTGATACAGCGGCAACATTTACATACACGTTTTTAACGTATTTGTTGTTAGTTCTACCCTTGTAACACATAACAAGAGTACCATCTCCACCACCGGCGTTTGTGTGGATACATACATGAACGTCTGCCCCCCAAGAATTTGATTCTTTTACTCTGCCTTTAATACCGTCCTTAACGTCACCAATTTTAGTTGTGTAACCGTTAATGTCCAAATATTTTTTAGCCGCTTTTGCAACCTTTACACACTGTGTAGATTCATTTGTACTTACACCGCTGTATTTATTGTAAGTCTGATCTGAGGGGCTAAGAAAAATCTTCATATTATCACTCCTTATTAACGTTAAAAAGCTCTAACAGTTTCTCTGGAATAATATCTGTGTTTATCTTACAGATATTTTCAATGATAGATACCAGTTCAGTTGTGCAAACATAAAGAATGATAACCGGTAAGATATCAACGTTAAAATGAAAGCCGATTCTGGTTCCCTGTGTGTCTACCAACCAACCCATAAAATAACACATGATAAAACCAACTTTCTTAAACAGTCCATCCCTTAACTTGCTTGAACTAACATCTTTATTCTTGATTGCACTAATTAACCCGGATATGATATCCATTGAGTTGAACACAAGTGCAATAATAACAGGGTACAAGGTTTCCATCGTTTCACCCCCTTTCACCTTATTTATATTATACCATAAAACTTGACAATTTACAATGATTTTTGTTATAATAGTAGTAGAAAGAGAGGTGATTTTGTGAATCAAAAATATTATGATGGAACAAAACTCTTATCAATGATGGACTTAAAAGGTGAAAAACCTGAGATATATTTATGCACAACTAATAGAACGGGTGGTAAGACAACCTATTTTGGTAGACTGTGCGTAAATAGATTCCTAGATAAAGGTGAAAAGTTCGGCCTTATTTATCGCTATAATTATGAGTTAGACGATGTGGTAGACAAGTTCTTCAAAGACTTAGGAACATTGTTTTTTAAGGGGCACACCATGACAAGTAAAAGGCGTGCAAGCGGTATTTTTCATGAGTTATTTCTTGATGAAAAAAGCTGTGGTTATGCCATCTCCTTAAACAGTGCAGACCAGATTAAGAAATACAGTCACCTTTTTTCTGATATATCCAGACTGATGATGGACGAGTTTCAAAGTGAAACCAATCATTATTGCGTGGATGAAGTTAAGAAGCTTATCAGTGTTCACACCAGTATTGCCAGAGGGCAGGGTGAGCAGGTACGATATGTCCCTATTTATATGCTTAGCAACCCTGTTTCAATTATAAACCCATACTACATTGAGTTAGGTATTTCCAGTCGCTTAAAAAGTGACACAAAGTTTCTTAGGGGAGACGGGTTTGTGTTAGAACAGGGGTACATTGAGAGTGCTTCTGTGGAACAGGAAAAATCTGGTTTTAATAGAGCCTTTTCAAATAATAAATATGTTGGGTATAGTAGTCAGGCGTTATATCTTAATGATAATAAAGCGTTTATAGATAGGCCTTCAGGCAGAAGTCGTTATCTTTGCACATTAAAGTATAATGGTAGTGAATATGGTGTTAAAGAATACCCCGATGAAGGTTATGTCTACTGTGATGATAAACCTGACAGGTCTTTTCCAACTAGAATAACAACAACTACGGAAGACCACGGTGTTAATTATGTTATGCTTAAAAGAAATGATTTCTTTCTTTCAAATTTAAGGTATTTGTTTGAAAGAGGGTGTTTCAGATTTAAGGACTTACGTTGTAAAGAAGCTGTGCTATCAGCGTTATCATATTAGGTATCTGCTTATAGTGCGACAATTGGGTTCTTCGGATAGCACGGGTGAAATATACCGCCGTTGAATTTGTCGGTTACGCTGACCGCTTTTGTATGCCTATAAGTTATAGATATAAAAATAAGCTAGGACACGAACTTAGTTCGCCCTAGCTTATTTAATTTAGATTTCCCAGTCGCACGGTGTGGTAGTGAAACAAACGGTATTATCGCAAAGGTCTCTTATCGGGCAAGTGCAACACCCGTTATTCATCCTTTGTTCATCACAGCATTTGTGTAAGTATTCTAAAAATTTTTCCAAGCTTACAACAAAAAACTTGCCATTATTCTCAGTTACCCCTAGAAACGTAAAACACCTATTTCTATAAAAATCATCGGACATTATACCAGTAAACGGTCTGTCATTACAAAAGTCTTTAAGTGTGCATACGCTACAGTTATCCCTACTATTGCATTTGTTTTGTATAGCGTGTAATACAGATTTAATATATTTTATATCTTTACTACTTAACATATTCTCCCTCCCAATATTCTTTAACGCAATCCCAGCATGTTTTTCTTACACAATTATACTCTCTTGACGTTTTACCCTCTAGAACTCTAGGGCAAACATTCGGGACGCCATTTCTTTCTCCCACGTTGGGGAACACTTCTTTTAATACGCTTGCCCTTGACTTAATCGGGTTCTCAGCCGCCCATTTCTCGACTAACTGCACAAATTTTTCGGGGTGACTTAACATGAATTCCAAACAATCAAGTTGAAAACCATTATTACAGTAACTAACAGGACATTTCTTACACCCCTGTTTGCACATTCTTTCCCTAATTTTAAAAAGTTCTAACGCTTCCATACTAACCCTCCTAAACACCAGCGCTCTGGTACTATTGTAAAGCCGCATGTTTTTTCGCACTCACGTCTAAGTACACAATCCTGACAGTAATTTGTAGTACTACATATTCTATTTAACTCATTAAATAATTTATCTAAATCAATAATTAATAATTTACCGTGTACATCTTTAACCATAACCAGCTCATTATTAAAGTTAGGAAACAGGTGTGGAGAACCATACACCCTCCTATGTTGGCAATAACATTCTAATTCACACCCTTCACACGATCCATATTCTTTACATTTTTGTTTAATGGCCTTTAACCCTTTAATAATTTGATTCTTATTCATATTATTTACCTCATTTCATAAGTCGTTTCCACTAAAACAATGCCACCCTTTATACGCCTAGGCATTAATTTACCGGGTATCTTTAACCCAATTTTAAAGTCCTCAATACCTCTAGTAATAACACCGTCTTCATTAAATAAAAACTCCTTTTCTTCATTAGACCATGGTTCTTTTTCCCCCTCTCTGTTTGTCTTTCCTTCGACATCTGCTTGACCAGTCATGGATAGTTTAAAAAGGTCTTTGCACTTGTTAGGCATACCAGCGCACTTAATATTATAATATGGCTCAACCTCTTTTAAGTTTTCACGTGTGACGTGTTCTATGTACGTCTTTTGTCTGGTGAAAATAGCTTCATCCCAGCAGGACTCTAATTTCCAACAACAAAATGCCTTATCATCAACCCGTATCCCTGTTATGTTATCGGGTGAAAGGTCACAATGTATGCTGTCTGTGTCGGCATAAATAAACCCCGGTTTATCTTTACCATGATAGTTCGATTGGGCGGCTCTGATTGTAAACTCTCTGGCATAACTTGTTATAGCTGAGCCTACAGGTATATACCCCGGCCGCTTTGAATTATCAGCGACGGGTATAAAACCAACTACACCATCTTCCTTAATATACGCCAGCTTGAACGAACTGTCTGTAGAAGCTGCCATCTTTCCGTACAGGTTGTTTAAAAACAACTTGGCTAACTCTCTACGTGCTCCCGTTGACTCTGTTTTCAACTTCCTGTACTTATTGATGTACTCGTCAAAGATACCTACCTGAGAATAAAACCAGCACCCATCTATTACCTCTAAGTCCACCAAGTCATAATGTTCTTTTATCAACTGATAATCGGTCATTGTTAAATAAAGGTCTACCGCAGTTGAAACTAAATTGCCGTTTGAGTCCCTGTAATGCGTGTAATACTCTCCTGTATCAGGGTCTTGCACGTCAGACGTTTCTAGACTTTCGGTTCCCTTGTAAAGAAAAGATGTCTTTATCTGTATAAAGGGAAGCTTACCGGGTTTCAAATAGAACCTAGTCCTTATGTGAACAAAATAGTATCTGTTCGAAAGTAGAGCGCACTCTGGAATTTCTCCGACCCAAAAATGTGGTACGCCCACTGGGTATTTGTTTCCAGATTCGCTTGACATAACTGAAGGATATAACGAGTTCACATCGGCTGTAGTCCCGTTGGTGAAAGCCTTGTTCTCTTTACCCCTCACAAGATAACACCAGCCACCACGATAGGTACGGCGTATCCATTCGCCAGCCGTTTTGTACCGGTGCACTTCACTAGAAATCTCGATGGAGTATACGTCTGGGAACATTTCTTCGTATGTTAGTTGATTGAGAACAGACTTCTTACAGATATTCTTATACTCTGACAAACAGCACGAACCAATAGTAAGTTTCTTATGACCTTCGTTGAACATTATTTCAAGTGCTTCTTTAACCACCAGCACGTCATTTTCAATATATCTACGTTCCTCTTCAGATATTGTGCAACCAGCGTATCTTAGGCCTTTGTATTCCATGTCAAGTTTCTTGTGTTTCGTGCCAAAACTTTCACCTATTCGCTCCACACTAAAGGGTAATAATTTCAAAGAATCACGTATCTCTATAAAGTGCTTACGTGTTCTTATTGTGATTGAATACCATTGACCTCTGTCAGACACATTATACTTAAAGGTGTTGTTGTCCATGTCTTTATTCTCTCTCCAACTCACATCTAGTTCGTTACCTGAGTTATGCCATAAGGCTTGCTCATACTTTTTCTGTATCAGTAAAAAATCTAACCAGAACGCACCATCAAATTTAAGATTATGATAGTATGCCACAACGTTTGTGTTCTGCTTCCTAAAAAACTCAAACTGCTCAGAAATCGAATGAAAGATGTGGACTTCTTCAGATCCAATCTCTACGCAAGCCGCCGCCCATACTTCTGTATAGTCTTGACCTTCATATACAGTCGTCTCAAAGTCACACACGAAAACTTTAGGGGTGCTCATACTGGGTACGCCCAGTTTTCATCTTGCTCTAAGGCGTCACCTAATGTTTTCATGTACTCTAGTTTATCAAGTTGTTGTTCCTTATACAGTACACCCTCATCTGGCATGTATTCCAAAAGGCTTCCTATATAGCGTTCAGTAGCTTCTTCATTATAAGACTGCTCCCATGTTAATATAACCCCGTTATCAATAGCAGTCTGTAGCATGGTAGCTACATCGTGTAAACCCTTTTGTTCGATAAGCTGTCCCATCCAACTTCTGAGAAGATTAAACGCTTCACCCCTGCTAAACTGTCTAAGCTGTCCGTACCAGTGTGAAATCACAACCTTGTCATAAAAACTAGCTTCTGCAGCAACGTCTCTTAATGCGCTATCGGTCGCATTCTTCGTGTGCCCCTTTCTACCCGCCGCCCTTCTCTCTTCCGTCCTTCCACGTCTACCTGAGACAATCTCACCACCGGTGGCTTCACCACCATATACAGCTTTACCGTATAAATAGTCAGGAGTTATCCGTTTTAAGCGTCTAACGCTTGCTGGCGTTATCTTTTTAGGCTTTTTGGGTACTATTTTTTCATCAAACTGATAACCACGTTTTTCGGCTCTACTTATAAATCGTTTTATTCTCTGTAGTTCTTTGTTGTATGCTTTTTGATTTTTGGTTTGAGGCCTTTTCTTTGCCATGCTTTCACCTCTTTCCAGTTTATTAAAGGGAGACTAGCTGTCTCCCTCTCTTCTTATTCTTTAATACGGTCTGTGTCGCCCATAATACTGTCCGTGTCGAGAACGCAATTAATGTAATCTCGACCGGCTTTAGTCTCACCTGATGTCTTGACAATCGTGAACGGTTCGCCTTCCATGATTTCCATAATGTCGTGAATAGACCTTTTAAAAGTTGAACTCTGACAGCTATACACCGCCTTATCAGGTGTGATAATACTCATGATCTCGGTCTCTGTACCATCATCTTTAATATCTGTGAATTCAAGTACACCAGATACTGTAATCTTGGTTCCGTCCTCAACGTCCTTTGCCGAGATGATGGAAGGTGCTACCGTCATAAGGTACTGTTCAACCTTTGAAAATTCCCGTGATTTTTCTGTAATTTTAATCATTTCATTTCTTCCTTTCTTTTACTGTTCGTCTTTGTTTCTTGGTGGTAATACTTTGGCGTGTTCGATGAACTCCTGCTCTGTCATGCCGTACAGGGTTTCAATCTCTTCAGAAGCCACAACGTGAACACATTTCACGTTTTCAGTCTCGGCTACAGCCTTGACAGCCTTGAGAAGAGAATTTTCGTCTTTGTACGTTCTAGGCACTGTCACTTCCACATTGAAAGGCTCAGCCTTGTCCACGTCAAGACACATTACATTGACCTTAGTCGTGACAATTGTCCTAGTCACCATTGGAACTCTAGCCATATTTTTCGTCTCTCCTTTCATTATATTTTGAGTGTATTCTTACACCCTAACCCGCCGGGTGGAACTGAACCACCCCAAACGCCTTTCGTTGGCGGGCACATGGCAAAGTAGAAAAAATGTTTTTCCTTACATTAACATTGTACCACGCGTAACTAAAAATGTCAAATGAATTTTATTTATTTTTATTAATTTGTTGTTAGGGAGTTAGTCACAACTAACAGTGCATATTCGATGTGGTTGTTGTTCTTTGGTTAGTCGCGACTAACTACCCGTATTTACCATTTTCGGAAGAGATCTTGTAAGTATTTCTCTATTTCCTTCCAAGCTGTGTCGGCTAGAAGGAATTTTCCGAGCGCACATACTGTTATAATTGTTGACATGATAATGAGATAAAATATGATAAAAGCAATCTCCATCTAATCGACCCCCCTATCATCGTCGTAGAAGTAATGTTGAAAGCCATCAAAGTATACCGTAATAACCTTAGTATGTTTTACAACTTTTAAGAAATAGTTGAAAACATAATCGGCTGTCTCTGGAAATTCAACTGTGCGATATACTTTTCTAAGATCCGCAATTTGTCCGGTCATAACGTCCTGTAATAAGATTATGCGGTTGTTGTAAATAATAGCTCTATAAGCACCAAGACCTGCTATTAACAGAGTGCTATCTTTGACCCAGTCAACCTGGGTGTCATACATTGTTTTTCGCTCTAAATAGTCGTATACAAATGATGGATATCCTTCAATTCTTTTCATGTTGTACTCCTTTCCGGAAGAGGGTTTATCCCTCTTCCTCATTGTAATTTTTTCTTGGTGGTAATACCTGGGCATACCTGATGAAGTCTTCTTCTGACATGCCTAACAGCTTTGTCTCTGTATAAGTATCCTTGATTGCTACCACCTTGAAATTATCTGTCTCATACATAGACTTCAGCTTCTTTAAAAGCTCGTCATTGTCTGGTGAGCCGCCGATGGTGTATTCCTCAATGGATACATCGGCCGTGTCTACTCTGATACACATAACGCGTGCGGTTGTCTGTTCAACTGTCCTTGTTACCATTTTTACTCTTGCCATAATCGTTTCCTCTCTTTCTTTTTGGATTTGTTTTTAGGTTGCCACCCTTTAGGGTGAAAGCCACTTGAGGGAGTCGAACCCTCAAAGTGCACCGACGTGGCTAGTAAATGACTTTTGTTATAATACGGTCATTTTTATAATAGGTTCTGTATACTGTTCCAGTACAATAGTATTTAAAGAATTTAGCTATGTGTTGCGCTGACGTTGCCGTGTACCCGTATTCTGTTCTTAACATGTCATAACCTTCCCCGGTCACAGTGTTGATAAAGGCTACAACCGTATTATACGACCTGAGATAAATGTATTTACCAGACCGGCCTACAGTTGCTTTGCAATACCTGAACTGAGTCTCTTCTGATTCATTCAGATAAGGTGCATAGTGAAGGTTAAACCTGCCAACTTCAACTGGTTGTGCGTAATAAATATAGCGTGATTTCATATTGATTTCTCCTTTCTAGTGACCTGTCTCGTCAGCACTGGTGGGTCAGTTCCAGTGGACGGGCGTAAAGCCCGTTTCGACTATACATCATATTCTAAATGATCTTCTACAATTATCATTCTATTGGGCGCGTGTACCACTACTGGTGACAATATTTGCTGTTCTACGTAATCCACCCGCTTGCTGAAATAATACTCAACTGCCATTTCAAGATATTGATCATACGCTAGAATAAGAATACCTAAATCATCCTCATCCACTCTAAGTGCCATAGCGCTCCTAGAATGAATAATCTCTAATGCTTTTTCTCTTGTCATATGTGACACCTTCCTTTCCTTACCTTGTACCTAAATTATATCAGCTCGCTCACCAGTTGTCAAGACAATATTTAACGTGTTTAGTGTGAAATTCTTGATCTATTTTGTGGGAAACTGAGGGACGGGTTTGGTTGTGAGGG